ATAAGGGGTGGGGGGTGTTTTTCGCGACCCCCTCCCCTATCCCTTGAAACCCCGCCGTATATGGCGTTGAATCAAGGGATTTTATAGGGAGAGGAATCTATTATTGAATCGGAAGTGGTTTCCGAATCATCGTATAAATGTTATTTGGATCACGGGCCATAATTTTGAGAATAGCCCCACGTATCTCACGTTGATTCTCGGCATCGGAAAGTTCGTCCGAAGTTCGAGCATAACGAGCAAGCATTTCATTGCAGTCATAACCATTAAGCTTGTCGTAAAGCAACCAAGAACCTTGTTCTTCAAGTGGATCAAATGGATTGTCCACTGTTGTGAGATAGTACCTAAACTGTTCTTTTTCCATGTCAACTCCTTAACTAATCATTAAGTGTACTTGACACGGTAGACGTCGAAACGCCAAGAGCATCGGCAATCTCAGCCAACGTATAGCCAGCATTGCTCATATTCTTAATCTTAGCCTTCTTCGAATCGCTCAACATGGTTGCGGCACGAGGCGTAGCCCGAGCTCTTAGCGCATCTGGCTCAGAGTGGTCCAGAATCTTCTCAAGCATTGTACTGGAGATAGCACCATGCTGTATAGCCTCCCACTCCTTGTCATCAATCACGATTCTAGTCTCTTTACCCCTAGAACTGACTTCGGCCCTAGCACGAGCAAGCTCCTGTGCCTTGAGCTTCTTATATTCCTTTTTAGTCATATCTGGGTTTGCTTCTTTTTTCAGACGCGCTCGAGAACCAGCAATAAGATTAGCCTGTCTCTCACGAGGGGCGTTCTGCTCTGCTATGTTCAGTTTCGCCTTGAGGGAGGCTACCTGTTGCGCATATACTGCCGCCGCCTTCTTATCCTGAAGGGGGCGCTCGGTAGCCATGTACTCCTTACGGGCGGCGTTTGCCATCGCCTTCAGGTGATTGGCATAGTCAGCATAGATCTCCTCCTTAGGATATCCAGAAGACAACTGGTGGGCGTCCTTGACCGCATCCATCTGGTGGGCCTTCTTGGTGGCGAGCTTCTCTTTACCGGTCTTCTCGTCAATATAAACTCGACCGGTACGCTTCTCCTCCCACTCATACTCACCCGTCTTGGGGTTAATACGTGGGTTGCCTTTTGTCTCTGGAACATCAATCTTGGCTTTAGCCCTAGAGAAGATTGTGGATGCGGACTCTGTGTACCTATCATCCTCGATACGCCCTTGATACTTGCGCTTAAGCCCCTCAATATCATTGTCTTTAGCACTGGCCCTGTAGTCCAACTTGTGCTTTTCCGCATCAATAACAACCTGTGCATGACGGGTTGCTCGCGCAAGCTCTTCGTCAGTCGCACCCTTAATGGTCATATCGGTAACCAGGTTTGATATCCTGCCCATTTGATTGTTAGTGTCGGTCATGATTTTGACGGGCTTACCGTTACGGCCTATGTATTCGTAAATATCATTGCCGTCTTCGTCCTTCTTGCCCGTAGCTCGCTTTTCCGTAGCATAGGCAGTCTTCGGGTCAAAGCCTTCGAGACCTTCTAGGAGCTTGGTGGACTTGATTCTTGTCGCTGGATTGTTGCCCATTGGGACGACAATTACCGTGTCTCCGTCAAAGTCTGCACCAGACAGTCGGTCTGCAACGTGTTTATTAATACAAACAGCATCCTGAAGGTTCCCGAACGTATCGCGAAGCTCTTTCTTGTTGTTGACCCTGCATACGGGAATCTCGTAAGTACCCTGATGGGGGAATCGAATCAAGGCTACCTCTTCACCGTTCTGCCGCGTCGGATCGTATACCTCATTGTCCTTAAGCTTTGTTGTTGGAATCAGAACCTTCCACTTTTGCCCGGGGAGTGAGGCGCCCTTCATGTAAACGGCGTCAGAATCGCACTGATCTCCGAATTCCTTGAGATAGTGGCGCTTAACGATGGGGTTGGTCAGCGCGAGAATATCATCGTACTCTGCCTGATGTTCTGCATAGGCCTCGTTCAACTGTCGCTTAATGAGCGGAATGTTCTGCTTTGCCAAGAACTGATGAGGAAGACCCTTCTCCCAGTGGTCCCAATCTCCTTCTTCGCGAATCTTGTTAATTGGGGAAAGGTGTTCCTTACCGTCATCACCAATATAATGCGACTGACCGTTCTCTTTGATAAGTGCACCGAAAGGATTGTCTGGGTTATCCTTCATTGATTTCAACACGTCAAGCTTTGGAACGTCCTTAGACTTATTCGTGTTGAATATCACATCGGCACCCTTGGGGAAGTCCTCAGGACGACCGTAAATGCACATGCCCTTCATGTAGTGGGTATTATCAACGCCAATACGAACCTGTGCATAGGCACTGTCTCCGAGATTAAGATCCTTCACTCCAGGGCGAATCTCAATGAGACCGTCCTTATCGATTCCGCCGTCCTCGGCGTAGCGAATATAAACTCGATCAGAGGACATCGAGACAGGGGGCTCTGGCATATCTCTTACAAGATCCCCGTTCTTGTTATTGGTGTAGTCGACTACAGAATGAATATCACCGGAGTACATCGCGTCATAAGCTTCCTTGTACGACGTACCTGGAGGGCAAACAACTCGCATCGGCGTCTGGCGACCCGGATTGGTCACCTGCGGAAGGCCTATGCTATATACCTCATACCCCTCTTCTCGAAGAATCTCGAGAGACTGCTTTAACTTCGTATCGGATATCAATAGCTCATGCTCGACGCCAGCGCCAACGTCTATAAAACCCTTCTCGTCAACAAGGCTTGAAATGGTCTCAGCAGTAGCAAACGCCTTCGTCTTCTTATTCGGATCCTGAGCAAGCAAGTGTCGAATAGAAGACTCGTTAGGATATCCAAGACGATCGGCAATCTCCTGATTCGTCTTGCCGTCTGCACGCATAGACACAGCAGTGTCGTAGTCATACGAGAATCGCTCAGCTTTTGAAACAGCAAGGCGGGCACGCAACACATTTGTTGAGACCACACCCTTGTCGTTCAAACATCCAAGAGCTTCTGCAATCTCCTTCTCTTTCATACCGCTCTTATGTAGTTCGTCATAACGAGCGATGAAGTCTTTGCTGTGCTGGTATGGATTCTCACCGCTGCCCCACGGATAGCGACCAGAGCGTCGAGGCATTCCATAGTGAACAATATCAACGTCTTCGTCTATGTCGAATGGTTCGCCAAACTCGTCCAATCCAATTGTCATCGCTACACCTCAGGATTCTCTTCTTCGTTAACCACATCCGTCCTGTGGATAATCTCCTCCATATAGGCCAACACCTCGTCACCTGTAGGCCGGTGTTCGAGTATCTCGTTGTTCTGGTATATCCGGAGAATGATTGTTAGCTCACTCGGGTCAAATCGATACTCGAGGCAGAACAAAGCCGCATAGGTTAGAAGCTGTTCCATATGCGCGGGAGTCGTGCCTGACTTGAAATCATGAATTCTAAGCACACCATTCGACGGCCAGCTAATTGCATCGGCAGTCCCAAAGCAAATATCAGAGTAGTACAACGGCTGCTCTGGCTTCATGCGATAGCCAATAGCATCGTTCACATACATGTTGTACGTGGTCTTGCTCTTTGGGCGCTTAACACCAAACTTCTCGCCGAAGAGAATATCATCCGCAGCATGGGCATGAAGTTCGGTACCACGCTCCTTTGCGCCAAACGTCTCACGGCGCTCAAGCATCTTCTCGTCGCTCCAATTGTGCCAGGAGGGATTGCTCGGACTAAGGAATGCATGTTTACCGGCCAAATCGTAATGCGGATTCCAGTTCATCTATAACAGCCTCCTTGTTCTCGGGACACACAAACCTGGCGAACCCGCCCATTCGATTGATCAAATCGATGTAGTAGTCTTGGTTTGGCTGATGTGATGCGTTTAAAGAGCGCTTGCATTCGAGCATGCCGTACCGAGGCCCATACAAAACCGAAATATCAGGTATGCCTTGGTTGTGTCCGGAGTCATTCTTCATTACAATGCATCCGGGGAGCCTATCCTTTAGCTCCCTAATGAGATGCGCCTGAAAGACCGACTCCTTCATTACTGCCTCCTGCGAAATATAAAAGGGGCAGAGAGCCCCAAAGAATTAGACATCCCTCTTCCCCCATAAGAGGGGTTGTTTGGAATGCGAATTGTAAAGAGGCACAACAAATATCAGTCAGTCTTTTCAGGTTTCTTTAAGCTTTGTGTGGCCAAAAACGTTTTTGGCCACGCTAATTTTTTGGCCACGACGTTTCCGCAGGTAAACAATATCAAAAGGGCCTTTCTGCCCACTTTTTGCCAAAAACCCTATTACTATATAACTTGCAATTGTAAAGAGTAACCCATATCTAACTATTTCTCTTTACAATATGCACTTTTTCTAAAATAAATTAAAAAATTAGAAAAAAGTGGGCAGAAACGCCAAAACACCCCTATCTACCTGCGGAAACGCTCTGCCCACTTTTAAAACCGTTTTTGGCCATTTGGGCAAAACCGCAGGTCAGAGGCCCTGTTTTCTCTGCCCACTTTTTTGCAAAAAATGGGTTTTTGGCCACGAATTGTGTAGATTTTGTGAATTTCTTCAGAATATCAACACTTCGTCACCGCGTTAGAGCGACCTAAATGCGTCGACAACACCCATTGGACTCGTTCCATTCGAGCGGCAAATATCAACAAATTGTCGGTTCAACCCGCGTCGAAACTCGGTCGCCTTCACAAGATGGTATCCCCCAACGGTCCCCTGTCGACCATGCACACAATTGTTGACCGCTTGCCTAGTCACACCAAGACGCCTCGCTGCGGTTTGCCCGTCTCTGTAGTTTTCTCCGGTTTCCACGTTTGTAATCATGCGCGGCGTCATCCCAACTCCTCGAGTGTATGCCTCAAATATCAAGAGGTGTTGGTCGTCATGAATGTCTGGCTCAAGCACTTGGCCCCGCCAATCTTACGCCGCAATGCCTGCACCAGTTATCCCAGGGATTAATAGCCCCTTTACAAAGACCACACTCGCAACGTCCAGTCGCACAGTCCGTCGAGGGATCGCTCGTGATTACTCGTTGCGCAACATAGCGCCCGATTGTTGCTTCAATCGCCTGTTCTGGAGTTAGATAATAGACGGCCAGTAAGTTACGATCACGCCCCGTAGTTGTCGCCGCGACTTCCTTCTCACCATCGCTCCACCAAGTATGCGATACGCCACCGTCATCGTATGCGGTCGTGTAATTTACGTTTCGCTTTTTCAGCTCGTCGTGCAAAATGTCAACCGCGCTCATTCGTACTCCTCCCTGCAATCGCTCCAGAAGTCGCAGTCGAGGCACTCGGCACTCTCCCCAATGCAAACGTCTTCGAACTCATAGTCGGAATATTCGTCGTCAACGGAGTCATCGTCGGAATATTCGTCGTCAATAACGTAAAACGGGTGGTCAAAAACGTAAAACAGGGTAACTATCGACCCAACTAGCTCGCCAATTATCAACCCGCAGACAAATTGAATCATTCGTATCGTCCCCTTTTCTTATTGTGTTCCTCCACACGGTCGAGCGCTGCTTGTAAATCGATGTTGTATCGGTTGGCAAGGTTGCAGCATGCTGTTATGCAGTCGGCGATTTCATCAGCAAGTATGATGCGCAATCGATATTCAGCCCACGTATTCGTCTTCCAGTTGTCCATGTCCTGCCACGCACCGAAGACCTCGGCAGCCTCTTCAAGTGGTTTTAGCGCTGACTCTTTTTCGGTACCCATCTTGAATGGCTTTACAGTAATCGTGATTGGTTCACCCATTATCTTTCCTTATCCACGACGATTTACATCACCGCACAATATATGGCGACTATAGAAATTAAAAGAGACCAGATACTAAGCCACAAACAGACATTGATGCAATCGGACGCTTTGTTTTCTGTGTCGGCTACGATGAGTAGTGCTTTTTCGTGGCTTTCCAGCACCTCATGATCGCTGTTTAGCGCTTCCCAAATTTTAGATAGGTCTTTTTCCCTATCAGTATCCTCAAGCACATACTCATCCGTTTCTGGGTCACGCCATATTGTTATGCTCATTAGTCCTCCTCAAATGTCCCAAGGCTCGATGACTCCTCTGCCAGCGTCAGGCGCTTGGCGTACTTTGCGCAGAGAAAGTCTCGGTCGCGGATTTCGTTGTCGGCATCCGCGTACACCTCGTTAGCAAACTCCCGCAACACGTCCTCGACGGTCTGGGCGTGGTAGTGGCGCTTGCTCTCGGGTCGATAGGGCCACTCGCCGTCCGTGATGACGAACCACCCGTCTGAGGTCAGCCTTAGCTCGATGACCACGTTGCCGTCTTCGTCGCCGTCGCCCGGGTTCCACGGCACGTTGTCCGCGTCCTTGGGCAGCTCAATGCGATGCGCCAGCTCGTCCTCCAAGCGCTCTATCTCTGTGCTGAGTTCGTCCATCGTGATGTTGTGTTGCAACACCTTCTGCTTGCACTCTTGCCAGTTGGCATAGTTGTAATCGCGGTCTTTCTCTGCGTCAGCAAGCAATTGTCCCGCCCTGCTCATTGCCTTCTCATGCTCCGCGTCGATGCGGTCGGCAATGGCGAGAAGATGCTTGCATTCACATCCGTACAACTGCTCCGCGCCTTCGATGTTGAACCTCAGCTCGTCCGTGATGCTCATTGCTCGATTCTCCTTCCACACATGGGACAGAAGTTGAATTGCTTGTAGTGGTCCATGTCCGCAGTCGAGAGCATGTAGCCGTCGGTCATTGCGCCGCAGACCGTGCACTCGAAGCCAAACGTGACATCAAAGCCGTTCTTGTCGTGGCACG